CAGATACCACTCAAGGATTCAGCCATCAGATAACGTATGCGGTTGATGACTTGAATAATTTGGATTCAAAATCCACATCATTCAGCAAAACGATTGTTCTTCCAGGTACTGCAAAGAATAACTATTTACTTGGCAACATCTTTGAGTTTGCCAATAGTAACTTTACCGGAGAAGGTCCTAATGTAGCTTATAATTTCAATGCGTCACGTTCTGCTAAATGTAGGTTAGAAATAAACGGACTTCAGATCATTAAGGGAGTTTTGAGATTATTGGAGATAATACGTGATGGCGATTCCATTGAATATGAAGTAGCGATCTTTGGTGAATTAGGTGGATTCTTTAATTCATTATCAAATAGAAAGTTAGAGGATTTAGATTTTAGCAATTATAATCATACTTACACAATAGCAAATATATCTGATAGATGGGATGATTTGCCTGATATGATCATAGGCAATATTGATACCGATACTGTTTTGTATAATGATGTTTGCGAATTTTATCTACAGGAAGATTTAAGAAACATTATAAAAGTAGGAGATTCATTAACAGTTAAGCGGTTGAGTAATGGTAATTTATTTGGGGCTTTGACTGTTATAAATATTGTTTATGATAATGCAGGTAAAAATACAATAACTGTATCTTCAAATTGGACGTCTCCTCCAGGCACTTCTTTTTTTGGAAAATTGATTTTAAATAATAAGGGTGGATGTGGTGTATATTATCCTCTTATTGATTATGGCACTTATTCAACGGATAAAATAAGTTATAAGTTTAAGACATTCAGACCTGCTTTATTTGTTAAAGAATATTTGAATAAGATTATAACAGGTGTTGGTTATTCGTATGAAAGTAAATTTTTTGAAAGTAATTTTTTTGAACGATTGATTGTTCCACATAACGAAAGTGATTTAGTTTCATTAACAAGTACTTTGTTTAGGGGCAATTCTATTTTTGTAAATTATACAGATAATAGTTTATCAGGTGGACTTTATCAGATAAATGAAATATTGCCAATAAATGAGGCTTATGGTGATTTATTTACTACGACCGATAATTTGACTTATACTTATACAGGTCAAAATACGACAATGTTTATATCTGGTAATTTTATAACTAAACTATTTTACAACAGATCTTTTTCCGATGTTGATTATGGAGAATATAATTATACTTTAGAAGTCTATAAAAATGGCACTGCTACAGGTATAAAATATACTGTAAATGATGTTATGACTACTACTATTTATTCAGTAGCAGTAAAAGACATAAACGCTTACATAAACGGAAGTTTGGCAATAGCTACCAATAATACAATAGAAATAAAAATAAATGTAACATTAAAACCTTTAGGCACAGGTACATTTCAATTTGCAAGTTATCAGAATGGATCATACATAAATTACGATGCGCAATATCCGGTGGTTGCTCCTATTCAGTTAAATAGCAATGTAGAAGTAAATAGAGCGATTCCAAAAAATACACTTCAAAAAGATTTCTTTGCTTCTATTTTGAAGTTGTTTAATTTGATGGTAACAGAAGATAAGTTCAAAGAAAAACATTTAAAGATTGAGCCTTATACATGGTTCTATAATTTAAATTCAGATAGTTATTTAGACTGGTCATTAAAATTAGACAGAAGTCATCCGATACGAATTAAGCCAATGTCTGAAGCGAATGCACGTTATTATGATATTAAGTTTAAATCTGATAATGATTATTATAATGAATTTTATCGTAAAAGATACAATGAAGGATATGGTGACGTTAGATTTGATAATCAGTTAGAATTTGCAAAAGATGCTGAAACTACTGATGTAATATTTTCATCTACTCCTTTACTTGGCTATTCGGGTAAAGATAAAATAGTGCCTACGATTTTAAAGTGGGATGGTGCTACTATTGGACAGAATGAAGAAAGGGTAAATAGCAATATAAGAATAATGCAGTGTAAAACTATTCAGGATGTTGATTCATGGAGTATTTTAAATGATACAGGTGGAATTTCAGTATCAGGTTATGTTCGTTATCCTTATGCAGGTCATTTAGATAATCCTGATATTCCTTCAAGTGATTTAAATTTTGGAGCAACAAAACAACTGTTTTTTTCACTTAGTGCAGGTGCTTTGGGTAATAATCTATTCAACACATTTTATTCTCCTTACTTAGCTGAGATAACAGATAAAGATTCACGATTAGTTACTGCAAAATTCAAACTTAATGATACAGATATATTCAATCTCGACTTTGGACGATTCATATACTTGGATGGGGTTTTATACCGATTATCCCGAGTGGTCGATTACACTCCAGGTGAAATATGTACCGTTGAATTATTGCGTGTCATATACACGACCTATGATAATTCAGTAAATGGTTCTGATGATCCTGAAGTAAATATAAATGGTCAGATTTGGAAACTCAATAATCTTGATACTTCATATTATGCAAATGGTGATGAAATTCCACAAATAACTAATTCACTTGATTGGGAAAATGCAACAGATGGAGCATGGTGTTACTATGAAAATAGAACAGATCAAGGTATTATCTATGGAAAACTTTATAACTGGTTTGCGGTAAATGATTCAAGAGGTTTAGCACCTGAAGGATGGAGAGTTCCTACTGTTGCCGACTTTAATATATTAGATACTTATATTGGTGGCAATTATTACAAAATTAAAGAATCAGGCACAACACATTGGAATACTAACAATGGAACGAATGAAACAGGATTCACTGCATTGGGAGCAGGTTATCGTGATAACTTAGGTGAATTTGATTATTTAAAATCAAGAGTAAGATTTTGGACATCTGAAGATTATGATGATAACTCAGCTTATTATTCAGGATTTAATGATAATAGCAGTTCAAGTGAAGCAGACAAAAGAGATAAGAATTTTGGATTTTCAGTAAGATTAACAAAAGACATTTAAAACATAACAAATGGCAGTTAAAGAAACGGTTGTACTTAGTGTAGAAACAGATAGTAGCAAAGCAGAAGGAAGCGTAAAGAGTTTAAAAGCACAGTTAAGAGAAGCACAGGCAGAGGTAGGCAAGATGTCTGATAAGTTTGGGGAAACTTCTACTCAAGCGGTTCAAGCTGCAAAAAGAGCAGCCGAACTAAAAGATAGGATTGGAGATGCGAAGGCATTAACAGATGCTTTTAATCCTGATAAAAAGTTCCAGGCATTTAGTCAAGCATTGAGTGGTGTTGCAGGTGGATTTTCTGCGGTTCAGGGTGCTATGGGTTTGATGGGTGCTGAAACAAAAGACGTTGAAAAAACACTTTTAAAGGTTCAATCTGCAATGGCTTTAAGTCAAGGATTGAGCGCAATTACAGAATCTGCTGATGCTTTTAAAAATTTAAAGGCAGTAGCGGTAAATGCTTTTCAAGCTATTAAAGGTGCTATTGGTGCAAGTGGAATAGGTTTGCTTTTAATTGCATTGGGAACAGTTGTTGCATATTGGGATGACATCAAAGAAGCGGTTAGTGGTGTAAGTAATGAATCAAAGAAACTTTTAGAAACACAGAAGAAAAGTCAGGAATCAGCACAGAAAAGTTTGGATGCAGTTTCTAAGCAAGAGAACATTTTAAAGCTACAAGGCAAAAGCGAAAGAGAGATTTTGCAGTTAAAGATGAAAGGAACTGCAGAAGTCATCAAAAGTTTAGAAGCGCAAATAATAACTCAGGAAGAAATTAAAAAGCAACAGATTGCTACTGCTCAAAGGAATCAGGATATTCTTAAAGGAATACTTGATTTTCTTACATTCCCTTTGAAAGGTTTGTTGAAAACTGTTGATATGGCAGGTAAGGCATTAGGTCAGGATTTTGGACTTGCTGAAGGATTGACAAAAAATATAGCTGAGTTTGTATTTGATCCTAAAAAGGTTGAACAGGAAGGTAACAAAGGAATAGAAGAAACGAAAGCTAAATTAAATGAGTTAAAAAATACTCAAGCAGGTTATCAGTTAGAAATTAAAAAGCAAAATGAAGAAGCGTATAAGCAAAGAAAAGCAGAACGTGATAAGGAAGCAGAAGAAATAAAACAAGCTAATCAGAAACTGCATGATGATACTAAAAAGCAAAATGATGATAATTTCATCAATAGCATTAAAGATGAAAGAGCAAGAGCGGAAGCAAAACTTAATTTAGATTATACCAATAAGATTAGAGAAATAACATCAAGTAAAGCAAGTGCAGAAGAAAAATCACAGGCATTACTTGCAAATGAAACTAAATACAATCTTGACTTACAAGCGTTAAAAGATAAGAACGCAGAAGAAGATCAAAAGAAAGCTAAAGAGAATGCAGATAAGTTAATAAAAGCTGAAAAAGATACTTTTGATTTAATCACTCAAGCAAGGTTATCACAAATTAAAGATGCAGGTGTAAAGCGTCAAGAAGAAGAAGCATTGAGATATCAAAGTGAAATTGATAACTTATACAATTCACTCAATAATAAAGAAATAACTGAAGCCGATTTTAATGCGAGACGTGAAGCAGTTAAAACTTTACATGAGCAGAAACTCACAGAGATTGAAAAAACAAATGCAGAAGAAAGAAAGAAAACTGCTGAAGCTGAATATCAGGCAAAAGTAAGTTTATGGAATCAAACAGGTAATGCTTTAGGGCAACTTGCAGACGTTATAGGCAAAAGTACAGGAGTAGGAAAAGCACTTGCAGTGGCACAGATTGCCATTGATACAGGGGTTGCTATATCGGCATTGACAAGAAACTCACAAGCGAATCCTGCAAATGCTCCAACAGGCGGTATAGCAGGAGCGATTCAGTTTGCTACTGGTATTATTCAAATCATGTCAAACATTAAAAAGGCAAAGGAAATATTAAGCAGTGCAAAAGTTCCAGGCGGTGGCGGTGGTGGTTCTATGCCATCAGTTTCAGCTACTGCACCTGTTGCTCCGCAAATGTCACAAACTGCACTCAATCAGCAGTTAATAAATCAAACAGGCAACGCAACTACAAGGGCATTCGTTTTAGAAACGGATGTATCAGGAAATCAAGAAAGAATAAAACGCTTAAATAGAGCAGCAAGAATAAATTAATGAAAGCAATTTTAACATACAATCTAAACGATCCAGATGATGCAATGGCTTATAAAAGAGCCAATCGGTCACTTGATATGGCTATGGCATTATGGGAGATAATCTTTAATGTCTATAAACAAACGGAGCGTGAATTTAGCCAAGATGAAAAAACTTATGATATCCAATTAGAAACACTTGAAAAAGTATTCGAAAAGATAAGAGAAATATTAAAAGACAATGATATAAATATTGAAAATCTAATACAATAAAAATGGAAAAATTACCAATTTACGAATTAAAAATCAATGATAGCTTGAATGATGATAGTGAGGTGTCATACGTCGCGCTCGTCGACGCACCTGCCATACAGCGTGATTTCTTAGCTTTCAATGAGCAGTTTATCAATCCTTCAAAGGGTGAGCATGAAACAGAGTTTATTCCAAGATGTATATCCTACGTAGTTGGAGAAGGCAAAGATCAGGAGCAAGCTACTGCAATATGTTATTCAATATGGGAACAACATTTTGCTGAAGAAACCTATAATGATTATCCAAAACAAGCCACAGAAAACGCTAAGATAGCTTTAAGATGGGCAGAAGAAAACGGATGGGGTGAATGTGGAACTGCAGTAGGAAAAGCAAGAGCGAATCAGTTAGCAAATGGTGAGAATATCAGTAGAGATACCATTGCGAGAATGGCAGGATTTGAACGTCACAGACAAAACTCCGATAAGGAATTAGGCGATGGATGTGGTCGTTTGATGTGGTTGGCTTGGGGCGGTGATGAAGGGATAGCGTGGGCGCAAAATAAACTTCAGCAAATAGACAAAGAAAAAATGTCTGCTCAGTTTCAGGTAGTAAGTGAAGAAGAAAAGATTATCTCTGGTCCTTTGATGTTGGCAGATCAGTTGATATATCGCAATAATGATCAATTTGGTGAGCATTATGTTAAGTTTTCAGCAGAAACGATTAAGGCGATAGCGATTAAATTCTCAAAGCGTAAGTATCAGCAGAATGTAAATCTGATGCACGATTCCAATAAGATAGTTGATGGTGTTACTATGTTCGAATCATTTATCGTGGATAAGAAAAGGGGAATAATGCCGATGGCAGGATTTGAGGATGTGGCAGATGGTTCATGGTTTGGTTCGTTTTATGTGGAGAATCCAAAAGTGTGGGATGCCATTAAGTCAGGTGGATTAAAAGGATTCAGCGTAGAGGGTTTATTTGACTATGAACCAACTTTATCACCTGAAGAAGAAGCACTGAATAAGATTTCCAAGTTATTAGAAACGAATGAAGAAACTGCTTTAATAGAAATTTCCGAAGTTCTAAAAGGAATAAAGTAATATTTCATCCATATAAGAATATAAAACAATCGTATGAACACAAAAGAAATACTTGAAAAACTAAAAATGACCTTCTCGGAGTTGGTTAATGGAAGCGAATATCCTGAAACTGCTCCTGAAATGGTTGCGCCTATTAAGGCAAAATTGAAAGATGGTACTGAAGTAGAGGTAACAGAGTTGGGTATTGGCGGTGTAGTTACTATTGCCGGACAACCTGCTCCTGCTGGTGAGCATACTTTGGAAGATGGTACTGTTATCGTATTGGGCGAAAATGGTGTTATCACAGAAATTATGCCTTTTGCTCCTGTTGTTGAAGATATGGGCAAAGACATGAAAGAAAAATTTTCAGCATTTGAAATTGCTACAAACGAAAAATTCAGCGCATACGAAACTAAGTTTGCTGATTACGAAGTGCGTCTTGCAAAAGCTACTAAGGTAATTGAAGGTTTATTGTCATTGACTCAAACTTTGGCAGAGCAACCTACTGGAACTCCTGATCCAGTTGTAACAGGAAAAAACAATTTTTCACAAACAGAAAAGATAGAGAAAAACTATTCTTTGCTTTTCAGCTAAACATTAACAATTTAAATTTAAAGTAAAATGTCATTTTCAAATTTAACAGGCACATTGACTGCCTACACTTCACAAAGAACTGAGCCACTTTTGACCTCTGCGGTTATCGGTGCTAAAACTCAACAGATCATCATGGATGGCGGTATCGTTATCCCTCGTGCTAAATCTGTTGTTGCTATTCCTGTAATGGACACAAACGCTACATTCCAAACTAATGGATGTGGATGGAATGAATCAGGTGCTACAACTTTGAGCCAAACTACAATCACAGTAGGTTCTATAAAGATTGAAGAATCACTTTGTTTGGATTCTTTAGAAAATTATTTTTACCAGGAGGCGATGAAAATTGGAGCGGTAATGGATCAAAGTTCTGCTCCTGCTTTGATTCAGGCATACCTTGATAAGAAGAATGCTTTGATTGCAGGTCAAATCGAAACTGCTTTATGGCAGGGAGATAGCGCATTGACTGGTTCAGGAAACGTAAACTTGAATAAGTTTAACGGTCTTATTAAATTCATTGATGCAGGTTCACCTACTGATGCAAACGTTTCAGGTTATAACGGTGCAACTGGTGCTATCACTGCTTTAACAAGTGGAAATATTATCGCAGCAACTGAAGCTGTTTACAAAGCATTCCCTGCTCAAATTGCTTCTAAGTCAGATGCTACTATCTTCGTAGGATATGATTGGTATCGTTCTTTGATTTTGGCTTACAGAGAGAAAAATATGTTCTCTTACAATCCTCAAGACGTGAATGCTCAATCATTCATTTTGCCAGGTACAAACATAACTATCCAACCTGTAAATGGTTTGAATGGTACTTATGATGCTTATGGTATGAGTTTGTCAAACATGGCTTTAGCGGTTGATTTGGAAAGCGATCCTGAGAACTACAAATTGTGGTATTCAGACGATAATGGAGAAGTTAGATTCCGTGCTAAATTTAAAGTCGGAGTAGGTGTTGGTTTGACTTCGGAATGTGTGAAGTTTAAAGCTACTTCATTGGCTTAATATATTTTGGGTGGTGGATTAAATTCTGCCACCCTATTTTTAACATAATAAAATTTTAAAATATGCCTTGTGCAATATCATCCGGATACAGTATTGACTGTCGCGAAGCGGTCGGGGGAATACAAACTATTTGGGTAATTGAAAAAAGCAAAATAGCTTCTTATGGTGCTACTGATGGTACTTTAACAGGTATCACAATGAGTCCATCAGGTCAAACATTCTATAAGATTGAAGTACCTCGTGCTACTGCTTTTGCTACAAATACTATCACTGCAAGTGCTGAGAATGGAACATTCTTTTATACTCATGTAGTTAGTTTCCCTATCAATAGCAGAAGTGCAACGGTAAGAAATCTTATCAATGTACTTGCTAAGAATAAATGTGTTTTCGTAACTTTGGAAGGTGATGGAGTTTATCGTGCCTATGGTTTGAATTTTGGTTTGTTCATGGAATCTGCTGAAAGTGGGTCGGGAACTGCCTTAGCTGATCGCAATGGTTATATGGCTACCTTCTCAAGTCAGGAGACAGAAGATTTTATAGTTTGTCCTTCAAACATAATTTCTGCTAAATTAGCTTCTTAATTGGGTTAATAAATAATTCAAGCCCCGACCGACCAAGTCGGGGTTTTTTAAGTTATGATTGTACTAACAAAAGGCGAAACGCAAAATGTATTTTTCACAGGTACGGAAAATTGTCTGCTGACAAATCCGTACTTTCTTTTTATATTTACGAATCGTGTGACAGATGAACAGGTTGCTTTTGTAGCTACTAATGCAAGTACATCAGCGAGATATGATTACTTTTCATTGGTAGTTAATACAAGGTTTGCAAATTCTGAAACAGGGTTTTGGTCATACGACATATACGAACAAGCATCATCAAGCGGAACAAGTATAACAGGTAAGCACAAAGTAGAAACTGGATTGATGTATCTTCACCCTGTTGATACTTACGAGCCGATCAAATACGATGAACAAGATAATACGTTCAAGACATACAACGGATAAACATGGAAAATAATTACAAGCACATAGTTTTACAATTTGATACTGCACAGAAACCTGTGTTTGTTGAAAATAAATCTAAGGGGTGGGTAAGTTTTGGAGTGCATAATGATTACCCTAAATATCTTTTGAATTTATTTAGCGAATCACCTAAACATGGTGGAATTGTTAAAAACAAATGCACATACATTTATGGAAAGGGATTTGAAGATAAAGGCAGGGCAAATGGTAACGAATCATGGAATGATATTTTACGTAAGGTAGTAAAGGATGATGAACTTTACAGAGGTTTTTATTTTCAGGTTATTTGGAGCAGAGAAAAGAAAGTTAAAGATATTTATTTTATTGAATTTCACAAGGTCAGAACTAACATTGACAAAACGGAATTTTACGTAAAAAATGATTGGAGCAATGCAAGAGAAAAAGAAAGGGTTTATCCTGCATTCAATGTAAATGATCCTGTGGGTGCTCAGATATATTACTATAAGGAGTACAATCCTATGAGTGATATCTATCCTGTACCATCTTACTATCAGGGTTTGAATATGATCGAAGCTGATATCGAGGTAAGTCGTTCTCTGTTGGGGAATGCAAAGCAAGGATTCAGCGGTTCAAAACTTATCAATCTTAACAATGGAGATCCAATTAACGAAGAACACAAAGGCGAAGTTGAGAAAGGTTTATTAAAGAAGTTCACAGGATCAGAAGGAAAGCGTGTTGTTATCATGTTCAATAAGAGCAAAGATAACGCAGCCGAGATTTTGGATTTAGGTAGTTCAATGCTGACTAAGGAAGATTTTACAAATGTTAATTCCTTAATTCAAAGTGAGATTTTAACCACGCATCAGATTACTTCACCTGTGCTTTTTGGTATTTCTACTCCTGGTTCATTGGGTCAGCGTAACGAATTACGTGATGCCTTTGAGATATTCTCAAAAACATACGTTAATGACAGACAACAAGTAATAGAAGAAATTATAACTAAATTCAGAAACTTACAAGGTGAGCAGGGAGATTTTAATATCATTCCTTTAGAGCCATTATCTTTTGAGTTTGGAGAATCTATTGTAAGTCAAAATCTGACTAAGGATGAAATCCGTGAGGTGATGGGCAAAGAGCCTTTGGATGCAAACATAAAAACACAAGCGCAAATTGTTTCTGATAACATTAACTCATTGAGTCCGTTGGTGGCGAATAAGGTGCTTGAAAGCATGACACCGGATGAGATACGTTCACTTGCCGGATTAGTTGCTTCAACGCCATCAGGAATTCCATCTGGAAGTCAATCAGCTACATCAACTCCAGTTCAGCAATCAAACGAAGCTATCCGTAACTTATCAGGCAGACAGTATCAGAATGTGATGAGGATAGTACGTCAGTTCGGTAACGGAAAACTAACTAAACAACAGGCATCTTTAATGCTTAAAAATGGATTTGGTTTTACCGATGATGATGTTAATACTTTCTTAGGAATTGATGATAGTCCATTGACTGATGATGAAGTTCAAAAGTTTAGTGCTGATCCTGAAATGACTTTACTTCAAGCATTTTCAGAGTTCGGAGAAAGCAGAGATAATTTTGAAATCTTAATGAGTACTCCATTAAGTCACTTTGATACATTTGCAGATCAGTACGAAATCAATCAATTAGAAGCCAATATTTTGGGACTTTACGATAAGGATAAAAGAATCACTCCTGAAGTAATTGCAAAGAGTTTAAAGGCAAATATAGACGATGTAAATACTGCTATTAAGAATTTGATTGATAATAAAATAATCAGCGTTAAAGAGGTTAAGGTTGGAGTTGATAAGGTACTTGAAACTAAGGTTTTAAAACCTGCTTCAGAATTACCTGGTAAAGATAGTAAGGTACAAAAGTTAATGATTAGATATTCGTATGAGTGGAGAAATGTACCTGGTAATGATAAGAATAAGTCACATAGCCGACCATTCTGTTTGGCATTGATGGGATCTAATAAACTTTATTCACGTGCTGATATAGAAACTTTAAGCGCAAGATTTGGTTATTCTGTATTCGACAGATGCGGTGGATTTTGGAACAATAACGGAGAAATAGAATATCAATGTAGGCATGAATGGAAAGCCAACATAGTAACACGGAAAAAATAAAACATGAGCAAAAATATATTATTCATTACAGAGCAATTATTTAAGGAAAGAACAGGCGCATCAAATGCTATTGATGGTAAGCAGTTGCGACCAATGATTAAAGTTGCTCAAGATATTCACATTCAGCCGGTACTTGGTAGCACTTTGTATTTAAGATTACAGGAAGGAATTGATGATAATAATTTGAATAATGATGAAAAAACTTTGATTGATAATTTTATCACGGATGCCTTGATTTGGTTTACTATGTCAATGCTTCCAATGACGATGGGTTATCAATTATTTTCTAAGGGATTCCTTCAAAAAACTGCTGAAGAAAGCAATACTCCAAGTAGAGCAGATTTAGAATTGATTGAGCAGAAGTACAAGTCAATGGCAGAGTTCTATAATAAAAGAATGATTAAATACCTTCAGGAAAACTACGAACTTTATGATCAGTATTTGAATCCAGGTAGTGGTGTTGATATTATATTCCCAACTAAACAGGGTTATACTTCTCCGATATTTTTAGGCAATTATTATGAAAGAAGTAATACATTAAATGGTGCAAGTAGTGGCGGTGTAAAGGTTGCTTACTATGTAGCAAATGCAGGTCTTGCTTCATTTGGTGTAAATGAATTGCAAAATAAAACAGTGCTTGTGGCGATGCGTTCAGGATTGGGTAAAGCAATAACTACATTCCCGACAACAAATACACAATATTTGCAGATAGTGAATGGTTTAGTAACTTTACCAATAGGAGATTTAACTATTGCAGGTGAGGTATTTTCATTCGTTTATAGATAATATGAAAGGATATAAAAAGGAATACATAGATAAAGTAAAAGCAAAATTCAATGACCTACAATCAAGTAGTAAAGGAAATCAACGACCTGCTGACAAGTCACGCAATGATAAAGACAGTAAGGTTTGCAAGTCCGTTGGAGTGGTTAAACTGGGATAATCAACCTACATTCCCTTTAGCTTGTTATGCAATAAATTCGGGTGGACTGAATGCAGGAAGGGAGCAGGTTTATCAGATTGTGTTATGGTTTTTAGATCAATCAGGAAGGGAAGGAGAATTTGAAACGGATGTTACAAGTGATCAGCATTCTATTTGCGCTGACATTATCAGCTTAATGAGAAGTAAATCACAGGAATATTTGATAGATGCAAATGTGAGTTGGACTGCAATAACAGAAAAATTTGAAGATTATTTGAGTGGGGTTACTTGTACAATAAATTTATCAGTAGTTAGCAAGTTTGATGCTTGCAATATGCCAACAATATGAGAAAGTTTTTATCAGTTTTTGTCTTGACATTTTTTGTCAAATTTGGATTTGGTCAGGTTTATCAAGCCATGCCACAATATGGTTATGGACCTGTTAAAAGATTTGATGTAGATAGTACCTTAACTATCCCGACTGTTTGCGGAGTGCCTACTTTAAAAAGCAATCTTTTAAGAAAGTCAGCGATTGCGTTCGATACTTGCAATAATCGTTTTTACTTTTATAATTCAAAAAGTTTAATTTGGGACACTATCAAAGGTGGTTCAGGTGGTGGCGGTTCAACTGACACTACTTCTCTTTCAAACAGAATCAACTTAAAACTTAATATTTCAGATAGTGGTAGTATGCTTAGTCCATATCTTCGGAAAATAGATACTACAAGTTTGAGCAACAGAATAAATCTCAAATTAAATATTGCAGATACTGGAAGTATGCTTAGTCCATATCTTCGGAAAATAGATACTACAAATAAGTGGGTAAATTCAGTTACTAAATTAAATGATTCTACGATCAGAGTAATTAAAGGAGCAACAACAACAGATATAACTTTGACTCCTGCTGCAACAGTTACAAGTGCAACAAGATTGATTACAACTGTTTACAATAAATCAGGTGCAACGATTACTAAAGGATCAGTAGTTTATATTGATGGAGCGCATTCAAGCATATTACCTTCAATAGCATTATCAAAAGCAAATAATGAAGGTACGTCTGCTTACACTTATGGTCTTGTTGAAACTGATATAACAAATAATTCAAGTGGTATAGTAATTCAATCAGGAAGTATAACAAATTTGAATTTACCAACATCAAGTTATACAGATGGTCAAACTTTGTATTTAAGCCCAACGGTGGCAGGTGGTTATACAACTACTAAGCCATCCGCACCGAATCACTATGTGTCTATTGGTACAGTAACAAGGGCGCATCCTACATTAGGAACAATACAAATTGCAATAAGGAACGGCTTTCAGTTAGATGAAATGAGTGATGTGTCAATTCCTGTAGTTCCTGCTGATTCAGTTTTATTGCAATTCAGTAGAGTGGATTCTTTGTGGCATGATGTAAGTCCGACAACTGCAATAGGCAACAGATATATCAAGCCGAGTGATACTGCTACAATGCTAAATAAATATTTGCGCAAAACGGATACTGCAAGTTTAAGCAGTCGTATAGATGCTAAAGGATATGGAATAAATTTCGGTGCAACACAATCTACTTATGCTGCAAATACTACTTACTATTTTGGTATGGTTGGGGCAGGTATAGCGACAAACTCTGCTCAAAGACGTGTTTATATTCCTGCATCAGGAACAGTAAAACAGGTATATTTATACACAAGAACTGCGAACGGAACTGCAGGAGAATCATGGTCAATGATATTCAGATTGAATAATACTTCAAATACAACCATTGGAAGCACTGCAAATACATCAACAGATAAAGTATTTTCAAATTCAAATTTGAATGTATCAGTAGTAGCAGGAGATTACTTTGAAATTCAAACAACAACTCCCGCAACTGCTCCAGGTATTTCAAATATTTACGGAACTATAATAATACAATAAAATGAACACACGCAAAATTGAAGCAACAGATACATGGTCTCCTGAAATAGGAAATGTTACATTAGATACATTAGTTTTAAAAGATTTTCATCATTATTTTTTTGATGGTGGGAGTGGTTTAGTAAGCTATTGTTTAAAGAACTCTGCATCAGATTTAGAGTATTTTAATGCAAATATTCAAATACCATCAACTACATTAGAACAATGGGGTGCAAGTGATGATATTATTTTCAATTACGTTGCAACTCAATTAGGTTTAACAATAATAAATAATTAGAGATGAAACATTTTGATCTTTTAGCAGTATGGGGTTTGTCTATTGTATCTTTTATAACGAGCAATGAAATGATAGCTTTATTTGCTATCGGTGCTTCATTTACTACTATTGTTAAAAATTTACCTGGAGTCATTAAAGTATTTAAAAACCTTTTAAAAAAATAAATATGAAACAAGATTGGAAAACAACTTTAAGCGGTTTAATTAGTGCGGTTGGTGCTTATTTAGCATCGCTTGAGAATCCTACTTTAAAACTGATAGGACAGATTTTAACTCCATTAGGTTTGGCTTTACTTGGCTATCATTCTACTGACAAATAAGACGTTTTATGAGGTTATGGTACATTGTATCACTTTTCATTTTATCGGGTTGCTATACGGCTAAGAATGCAAATAAAGCCATAAATAAAGCAAAGGACAGATATCCTGAACTTGTAGCTGAGAAATTTAGTGAATGGTATGGATGTGATACGGTTACTATTGTAAAGGATTCAATTCAATTTAAAGAGTGGGTTAATGAGATTCATTCTTTTGATACGATCATTGATACTATCAGATTGAAGGATAAATGCCCTGAAATATTGGTTAAGTATCGGGAAATCATTAAAAGAGTTCCACCGATTCATGATACTATTAAGATAAAAGACAGGTCAGAATCTGAATCATGGCGGTTAAAATATGAAGCACTAAGAAAGGAGCATGAAGGTAATTTAAAGCTAACTACTAAATTGAGTTGGTTTGCTTTATTTTTATTGATAATTTTACTAATAATTGCAATCCTTAAAAAGTAATTTCAATGATTACATCACAGAACGGTATCAATATCATTAAGAAATGGGAGAAGTTTAAACCTACTGCTTATTTGTGTCCTGCAGGAGTGCCGACCATTGGTTATGGTTCAACCATGTGGACTGATGGAAGAAAAGTAAGATTAGGGCAAACAGTTAATTTGCAAGATGCCGAAAAATTGATGGCTTACTTTTTAGCAAATGTTATTCACTTTATACCTGATAATGTCAATCAGAATCAGTTTGATGCTTTATGTTCTTTCATTTATAATATTGGAGTAAGCAATTTCAGGAAATCAACTTTACTAAAAATGGTTAAAGAGAATCCTGATAATGAATATATCCGTGATGAATTTATGAAATGGACTTTGCACAGGAAAAATGGTCAGTTGGTACAATCCAATGGATTAAAGAACAGGAGAAAAGAAGAAGCTGATTTATACTTCTCATGAATAAGCGAGATATAGCAAGGGAATACCGAAAACAATATCCTGATATGCCTACTTTAAAATTGGCAAGGATAATGTATAAAGACAATAATTTGATATTCAATAATGTAGAAAGAGCAAGAAGTACATTAAGAGAGATTGAGGGTAAAGCAGGCAAAGAGAAAAGGAAAAAATATATCATAAATTCAGAATTTTATATGACAGAAGCTCGCCCAAAGAATCCTTACAATCTACCTGAAAGCTATCAAGAAAAAAGAGAAGCATTTATTTTACCTAAAGGATGTGATAATATACTTTTAATATCAGACATACACATTCCCTACCATGACATTGATGCTATTACTTTGGCTTTGGAGTATGGTCAGAAAGAAAAAGTAAATACAATATTTATCAATGGTGATTTAATAGACAATCACCAGGTCAGTAAGTTTGAAAGCAATCCAAAAAAACGAAGTGTAAAACAAGAGTTTGACGCAACAAAAGCATTCTTAGTTTCACTTCGTTCTGCGTTTCCTGATGCGTCTATCTATTGGTTGAAAGGAAACCATTGCATACGTTGGGAGAAGTTTTTACTGATGAAGGTTAGGGAGATTTGGGATGATCCTTATTTTACCTTAGAAGAACGATTGAGATTGAATGAAGAAAAGATAGTAATGATAGATGATAAAACACTTGTTAAGGCAGGGAAGTTATCAATCACTCATGGTCATCATGTTTTTAAAGGAGTGTTCAGTCCGGTAAATCCTGCGAGGGGTGCATTCCTTAGAGCCAAGCAGTCAGTTATTGTTGGGCATCTGCATAGATCAAGCTATCATCCTGAAGTTGATTTAGATGGTAAAGTCATAGGATGTTGGAGTACTGGATGTTTGTGTGAATTAAAGCCCGATTATTCTCCTTTGGTTAGTAATAGTCAGCATGGCTTTGCACACATCTTAGTTGAAAAGAACGGAGATTATACGGTTAAGAATTATCAAATCATAAATGGTAAGATATTATGAGTGAAGAAATAAAGGTTGAATGTAATGATGTATTGGGAAGTGATGAAGCTGAGTTGCTTGTAGAATATACCACACGAGAAGAATATATCGGTTGTGCTTTTAATGCTATTATGGCGGTTAGTGATATGGACACGGGACTTCTTAATAAGGTTGAACAGAATAGGGTAAGAAGAATTAGAAGAATGTGTTTAAGGATATTGGATGACTGTGTGAAGGAGATGCACGATGAACTATTTGATGCAGAAGAAGATTGAATTTAATTAGTATTTTTGTTTGAGTTTTCATGGTTTTGAGATAAGTGATGAACGACCTGATGTTTTTACATCGGGTCTTTTTATTTATTTTTATTGCTTTGTATTAGTTTAATTAGATAAAATTTAGAGGTTTTAGTGGTTTTTAGATATTTTCTAAATCTTTAAAATACTTAAAAATAAATTTGGTTTGTGTAATACTCGTGTATATCTTTGTGAAACAAAAGGAAATTATTAACACTTAAAACAAAAACCATGACAAACAAAATCTTCACATTTTCAAATCAAAATTGTTCATTTAGCTTTAATTTAGAAACAAAAGAAATTGATGGATCAGACTATACTGATCAATGGAATATGCCAAGATGTTATAATCAAACTACAAAATCAATAAAAAAAGCATTAGAATCAGTTAGCAAATCTTTTAATGATAATCTTTCAATGTATCAGGTTATAAATATAATATGTGATGCAGGTGTAAGAATGAGATCATATTGTTCAATAGATTAAAAACATCAGGGGTGCGACTGCAACGCACATTTTTTTAACACTTAAAACAAAAACCATGAAACACGAAAAAGACCTCACAACAAAACAAGCTACATTCTTTATTATCATTGTAGCCATTATCGG